ATTTGATTCTGTTTTTTCATCAAAGTTTGAATATGCTAATTCTCTGATGGCATCTATGTAGTAGGATCGTCTGTTTTGCATTATGCAACCTCCAAGTCAGATAGGAAACACTCAACTGTCATCATTTCATATTCAATGATGTCTGTCATGATAACAGCATAGTTATTGATTGGTTCACAAATCACAACATGACCAGTAAGATCATCATGTATTTTTGATTTGACGTTAGTGCCGACTTTAATCATAAGACCTTTGTTTGTATATACTTATTATAATCCCTACCAAGTCAAATGGTAGGGATAATGTGCCACTAACTAAACTGTCCCTTGACTTTCTATGATAGCATCAACCTTTTTTCTCACTAAATTGCACCATTCAATGTCTTCATCGTCAAGTAATTCATTATGTTCAAGATAATACCTTAATGTATAATCTAAGGTTGTGAGTTCGAAATTGTCAAATTGATTCATGATTAATAATTTGCATTGAATATGTGACCACCTATTTCTATGTAATCATAGGATAATGCTCTATCCCAAGTCTTCTCCCAATCTATCTCAATCCAAGATGGTAGTTCTCTTGTGATATAACCGCAGTCCTGACATAGTTG